TGTCCGTTATAGGTGTAGTGTTTGTCAGCAACCAATCCAAACTCACGCGCCGTTTCAAAGAACGTGTTTAACGTAGTCTTTTTCAAAGTGTCTAATTTGCTACGTCCAATAAGCGAACGCGTTCCTGCGTACTTCAAACGGCGCTGTATCTGCCACATACAACCGAACTTAGTCTTCCCACCCCCTGCCGCGCCACCGTAAAGTAACTGTTCAACTTGCGAATCGGTATTCAAGTAGTTCAACGCTTCGACTTGACGCGGAAGGTATTCGGGTTTATATGGATTCATCTATTCTAATCATTGCGTAAGACTGCGGAATTTGTGCAATTATTTTATCTTGGATTAAACACCACCAATACGACTCATTAACCGAACCATATTCTTCTATTTTATCACAAATAACAATGTGCGCTTCGCCTGTTATTGGATGAATGAATTTATACTTTCTCATTAAAATAGTGTTAGTTGATTTTCAACCACAGGACAAAGTTCGTCTTGAAGCATCTGAATAATACGATTGTATCGCTTTTCTTCGTTGCGTCTTTTCAATTGATTTATAAGTTCTTCAAGACCACCTTCAAACGCTTCACGTTTTGTTTTATACAAATTGTTGTCTGGTCTAAATTGATTAAACGTGTGCGACCAACCTTCGGACAATCCATTAAAGCGCACTCCGTAACCCCACAATTCATCTTGAGCAATTAGGATTTCAACTTGCGCTTGATAGCCCTTACTACATTTGAATGTTTTTAAGATAGGATTTTCGCATCCTCCGTGTTCGTTGTAAATGAACTGGCTCATTGCTTACTCAAATATAATTTGTAAAGTTCACGCATACCTTCGAAGTGAATTGATTCTTTCAATAGCTGTCGTTTGCGATCGCTCATTCTTTCGACCATTGGTTTGTTCAAGTTCTGCTCAAAGTAAATTGTCTTACGCGCCTTCGCTTTGCAAAGTTTATATTCTTCGTCTGTGAACGTGTCAATTGTTATTTGTTTGCTGTCTTCGAGCCAACGCATAAGCGACACCGCACGAATCTCGATTACCGTGTACTTTCCTTTCTTATAGTTGTGAATGTCTTCTGCGAGCATTCTTCTCCAGCTATCGTCATTTACTGCCATTTCTTTTTCTTTTAATTGTTTTGATTCTTGTTCTTTTGATTCCGCGATTTCACGCTGTATTTGTAGATTCGCTTTGTCGCGGTGTGGTTTGTAGTGTGTTAACACGTCACCAATAAACGACACGCTCAACGCTCCGAAGTGTTCGCATTTCTTTGACAGTTCATTCGCTGCATTTAGTTCAAATGCAAGGTTGAAGTGTTCAAACGTAACCCACCTAAAATGCTTTCCTATAAATTCGTGCAGCATTTGGAGAAGCTGTGCTTCTGGTAATGCTATTCCATACATGGCGCACACCTTCGAGCATAACTTTACGAACGCAGGGAGTTCGTAATCGGCTACAAATGCGCTTTCGCGTTCCGCACGATCAACCCTTTGTGTAATGCTGAGCGTCGTTGTAGATGCGTTGCGCAGCGTCTGAATCGAATTTTCCATTTTTGATTTTTGTGTTTTGGTTTGTAGTTACAAAGGTAGATAAGTCCCACTTGCGAACGGCAGCCTTCCAGTCTTTCATCTGGTTGCGTCCAACCTTCCAACCATTTGCCTCATAATGAGCGTGGAACTTTTCGGTAAACTTACGAGCGTCGTCGTTGCTTAGTTTTTCGCAAGCGTATTCGTAGATTTCAACGACAGTAGGTTTCTTAAACGTAGACTTTTTTTCTTTCGTTGGTGCTGGAAGTTGAGCGGTTGGAACTGATAAGCGAATAAGTATGTCGTTAATCTTTTGTTCCTGCTCGTTTGCCTTTGCTTCAAGAATCTCGATTCTCTTTTTTAGTTGTAGTATTAACATCATTTTTTTCCTCCGTAAGTTTCGTTGTAGTATTGCTCAGAGTCTCCACATTGTCCACCCGATATACCATTATACCAAGCACCCTTAATCTGCTCCTTTTCCATTTGCTTGGCTACCTCCTCTCTTTCACATAAACAATCAATTAGGTTAGCATTTTTCTCATCACCTGCTTTTCTCATAACTTCGGATAATGCTTTAAACTCTTGAAATAATAGTGTTACCGCAGTTTGTTTACTCATTGTTACCTCTTTAGGAATCCATTTTCCATTATTGTTCAATGCTAATTCTTCACTCCAAATAACTTTAGTTTCAAACCTATCATCCATCGTTACTTCTTTACCATAGAGATGGCTATACAATTCAACCGCAGTTTGTTTCTTTTCCATAGTTATTTAGTTTTTAGTTATGTTAATCCATTTCCACCCCAAACACACCTTCATCATTGTACGATGAAACCAGTTAGGTTTGTATTCAAAGTGAACACAAATTCCCATTTGACCATTTAGGCAATATGCACCAATAAATTTTCTTTCTTTTGTTTTCATAATTTTTATTTTTTGTTTTTTGTTTTTTAGTTAGTCCCACCCTTCTCCTTTTGCGTCGTCGTCTGCGTCGTCCCAGTCTTGACAATCGAAACACACTTTGATTTCTCCGTCGTCGTCAACGTGTTCATAAGCGGCGTCCCAGTCTTGAAGATTTTGGTCGCGCAATACTTCGTCAACGCGTTCTCCGAGTTCTTTGCTTTCGCAATTTGGACAAAAGATTAATTCACTTTTCATTTCTTTAATTGTTTTTTAAGTTTGATTTCTTTCTGGTGTTCTAAGTGTTCGACAAATTTAGTATAAAACTTCGTAGGTTTAGCATAACCCATATCATTGAGCAAATAACAGATTCTTTCCACGTTGGCAGCGTAGTTTCTATCCACTTCAATCTGCCAACTTACCTGCTTCACTCCGTGCATAACGGTAGCGTGGTCTTTGCCGTAGTGCTTCCCAATTGATTCATAGCTTTGAAGGTAGCAAGGACGTATTAAAAAGAATATCACTTGTCTTGCGGTTACTATCTCGCGTTTTCTCGTTGGTGTGTATAACGCTTGCGAAGGTATTCCCAATACGCTGCACGTTATGTCTTCCAATGCTGACCAAAACATTTCGCGTTCGTTCTCCAGTTCTTGCTGCATCTTTATTTGTTCGCTCGTTAAACGCTCATAGCGTGGTGTCAGCATCAACCAAAGTGTTTCGAAGCGTTCCATGTATCGAAACGGTATCATGTCTATTAGTTCCTGTCTTATCTGTTCGTTAGTCATTTTCTTCGTTTATTAATTTGGTTGGTGTAAAGGTGCTGAATACTTCTTCGCGTGAAAGTCCTGTGTGAAGGCAAATGTTATTGAAGTCTTTGATTCTCATTCGCTCTGGATGCGCAACGTAAAGTCGTGCCGTTGGGTCGCTTATGCGAAGAACATTTTTAAAATTCTGCATCGTCTTGAAGTTTACCTTGACAAGGCGACCGAATGGGGTTTTGTAGATTGCTTTATTCATTGTATTGATTTTGATTCATTAAGTGTCGTAAAAGGGCATTATGTCTGAGATAACACCCTTTTATAACATCTTATTCATTTAGAATGGAAGGTCGTCTTCGTTTTCTTGCGTTGGCTTAACTAACCCGCTTTGTTCCAACATTGCCTTTGCTTTGTTCATTTGATCCGCTGCCTTGTCAAGTCGTTGGCTAAATTCAGCAGACGAACTTACTTTGTTTTGTAGCCACTCTGGAAGCATCTTAAAACGCAAGTCGAAGTCTTCGCTATCGTAGTCCATTAAAAACAAATCATTCACCTGTTCTGGGCAAGTCATTCCTTTTGCAAGTGGTGACGCTCCTTTTAAGTCTGCGTAGGTACGACCTGTGTTCGCGGTGCGGTGCATTACGGACACCATTGCTTCTTTGCCTAACAATGTACCGATGTCGAATTTAGACGCGTCAGAATCGCTCATTGCTTTTCCAAGCCACGATTGAACGAAGGCGCGTAATCCACTCTTTTCATGCATTGAAAGTGTGAAGTCGCGACCAATAGAAAACGGTTGTTCGCCTTTACCAAAGTCGGCTAATTCTAAAGGCAATTCGAACACTAAGCGAACTTTGTTTACTAACTTTTCTTCACCTTGATAGGTGTCCACTATCGTTCCGATGTGAATGATTTGGTAGCATCGTGCTACGTGTGTTCCTGCGGGTACTGTTTGTCCTCCGCTTCCGTTGTTTTGTTGTTGGGCAATGATGCTCATGTTGTTGTTGTTTATTTGTTGATTTATATAAGATTCAAATTTGTTCGCGAGCTTCGCTTCTTCGTTCTGCCAGAACCATTCGTTCTCAGACATTTGTTCTTCCTCGCACATTCTTTTGTGATAACCCATTACAAGTGATCGTCGAAAATGTCAACGTCGAAACTGAAACTGATTCCGTCCTTTTCGAGAGTGACGTATTCGAGATTAAAGTCGGGTTCACCTTTGCGCCAGAAGCGACCGCGCAAATGGATAACGTAGAGGTTGTCTTGTTCGTCAATGAAAACAAGGTTGTTCTTTTCGTTGACTGAAAACCAACCGCCGCTATCTTCTTGTTGATAGTCTTTCGCAATGTTCTTGATGCGTTCGTTAAGCGTGCGTATATCGTCTCCGATAAAGCAGTAAGTGATTTTTGGACAGTACATATTTTGATTTTTAGTGGTTACAAATGTATTCAATTAAGTTGTCGTTCCAACGTAGTTCTGAAAGTTTTTTGCATTTTACAATGTTGTCGCTTATCTCGTTGTGAGTGCAGTTGTAAGCGTTAGCTGAGGAATAAACGCAAACAAAGTTACTTTTCTTGTGGGGGTGTTGGTAGTTCCTTCCAATGTGACGTATTAAGTTTGAGGAATACTCGCTCAAGTTCTGCAATTCGCTGGTCGCACAATTGATCCCGAGAGGGTGACCCAGTCTTTTGATTACCGTAGTAATTTTGTGCGGTAATGATTCCGTCAATAAGAATTTGTACTTCGTCTTCAAAGAGAAAAAGTGATTTGTAAAAATTTGATTTTTCATTGTTCATTTGATTTGTGGGTTTTAGATTTCTTTTGATTCAAGGACTGTTTGACGTGGTTCAAAACATACAGCTTTGTCAAATTCTTGTTTTGCGGCTTCGTAGGTTGTAAAGCAACCTACATAGCTTACGTCAATTTTTAACCAGTACAAAGTTTCGTTGTACTTTACTTCTTCGATTAATTCTACTTTCATTTTTGGTTCTTGTTTTGTGTTTAAAAAGTTGTTGTTGATGTTTTCAAGTTCTTCAAAAATTTGATCGATGTTGTTGTTCATTTGTTTATTGTGTTTGGTTGTTGTTCTAATTGTCTTGTTTGTTCGTCAATCGTTCCCGCGATTAACATTGCTCCGAATAGAAGCGCGATAAAGAGTAGTGTTTTTTTCATTTGATTATTTGGTTTTAGATTGATAAAAGATATTTTTGAACTGGAACGATACAAGTGTTTTGAATTGCTTCGCTTATTGTTTCGTAAAAATAACTTCTTTTGTCAATGTCAGTTGTTACTCTGATAAATACATTACCTTCTGAAACTTCTACTTCTACTTGAATCTTTGTGTTGATGTTAAATGTTGTTTTCATTTTGTTTATCTTTGTTATTGTTGTTAATTGTTTGACAAATATATGCTAAACTTTTGAATACACAACAAAAAAATGAAAATAAATTGAAAATAATATCTAACTGATTGAAAATGAACGTGAAAACTTTTAAGAAAAAATACAAAAAAAGTGTTGTGAAGCGTAAAACAACACCCGAAAGCGAAGCGAACCAACAAGAAATAGTAATCAATTACCTTCGTTTAGCATATCCTGACGCTTTGTATTGCGCTTCCGCAGGTGGAATGAGAACTAGTTACTTGCAAGCAATCAAGATGAAGCGTACTGGCTACGTTAAAGGGTTTCCCGATCTATTCATTTACGAACCACGCGGAGAGTTTCACGGCTTAGCAATAGAGATGAAGAAAGAAAAGGGAGGTACTGCATCACCAGAGCAGAAGCGGTGGCAGGAGCAATTGCGAAACAGGGGCTACGCTTCGTATATTTGTAAAGGTAATGAAGAGGCAATCAAAGTAATCGACGAATACTTCAACACGTGACACTTGACCAATACATAGAAGGCAACTATAAAAAGTTCAAAGAACTTGCGAAGAACATTTCGCGAGGTGAGGATTACTACGAAGACTTGCTTCACGATTCTTTGCTTTCTATGTTTGGAAGTAAGCACATTGAAAACCTAATCGACACAGGCGACTTTGAGTTTTACTTAATCCGTGTTATGTACTTAGCCGTCAACAGTCCAACGTCGCCATTTTACCGCCAAACAATTGCTTGGAACAGAAACCGTCGTGACTTTAAAGAATACGCACACGAAGTGGACAAGACTTGGTTAGGCGCACGAATGACCAACGAGCAACTGGACATTCTTATAAGTCGCTTAACTGAGTTCGAAAGACTAATCTTTCAAGAATATATCTTTGAAGGTTTTACTTATCGTGAATTTTCTAAACAAACAGGAATACCAACGGTCTTTCTTTACCGCACTATCGATTCAATCAAAACTAAAATAAGAGCAAATGTTATTCGCCAAAAGTAATGAGTACAAAAGACGACTTGAAATTTGTCGTACCTGTAAATTCTTCGAATCTTCAACGCAGTCTTGCGGTCCATTAATCGTTGGTGGCGAAGTGGACGCAGAAGGAAATGTATTTGAAACAAAATACGAAGTCCTATTCCGTCGCAAATCAATTCAACTTTGTGGGTGCGTAATGCCTATCAAAGCAAAGCTCGCCTTCGCTTCATGTCCTGCGTCTAAATGGGACGGTGTCTTGTCTATGGACGAACAAATTGAGTTCAAACGTTTTCTTCTTGATATGAAGGCCCAGGGGCGTTTAGAACAAAATGATATGTTGAAGTTCTATTCGTTCAAGGACAAAGCCACAGGAGCGTTCAACGAGCGTTCAACGTGTCCGCCTTGCGTCAAGAAAGACATCAATACGTTTTTAGAATCGATGAATAACGTCGATGTCGATTTGAACAAATAGAAACTGAAAAGTATTTGACCTTACGAATAATCTTCAAAGTATATTTGTATTGTCAAACCTCACAAGCTAACCCTCTTTTGTTTTAGGTTTGACGACTAAAAACAATTGGGGGTTATTTTTTTAAACTAAATGAAACAAACTGGATAAGAACACAAACCGCCTTCGTAAGTCAAAGCGAAGTAATCAATGACTACACTTGCAATACATCAATGCTTGGAACGAGCAACTACTCTTTTAAGAGTGAGGCAGTTTGTTTTTCTTGGGGGAGCTTTTTCTTTTCTTTCTTTTTCTTTTTACCTTTTTTCTTTTTCTTTCTTTTCTTTTGTTTATGATTAAATCTACTGCTAACAATAAGCTAAGAGCTGCTAAGAAGCAGATATTTAGTATACTGCTAAATCAATATGCTATTAAAGTTAAACCTGGTATTAAGCAGAAGGTTTATATTAAAGAGTTCTTATCTTTAAATAATTTGACTGTACCAACAAATAAGAAACTAAATGACTACATTATAGAATTATTTGATAGTGCTGATTTTGATTTGATACGTGCTAACTATGATAGAAATTATAGCCAATCTAATTTAATGAAATTGAGGGTAGAATTAGTAAAAATGTATGGTGAAAAATGCATGTGCTGCAATTCAACTGAGCACATATCAGTAGACCATATCAAACCTTATTCATTGTACAAAGAATTGTCGTTAGATTTTAACAACTTACAATTATTGTGTAGGTCTTGTAATAGCAAAAAGTCAAATATACATTCTACTGATTACCGACCATTGCAAACTCAACCAATATGATATTAATTCCCGCTCAACTTGAAAGCGTAGGTACGCGAAAGGACAAGACGCTCAAACTAACCTTTGGAACGAATGAACTTTCACCTGCGCAAGCGTCTGAACTATTCACAATAGCTAATCAGTTCGGTTATCTCGCTTTCAAAGACGAAGATTTTAAGCGCGAAGAACTGGATGCGGTAGAAAGTCTAAAGAGTGAGTTAGAAGATACGTTAAAGAAGCCTTCACAACGATTGAGAGGTGTTCTCTTTCGACTATTCGAACAAGACAACGACGGGTTCAAGACGTTCTCGAAATACTACGATAGCAAAATGGAGCAACTTATTAACCATTACAAAGGAAAATTAGGGTAGTTCTTATATTTACATTTTAGCACAATAAATTATTGTCAGATATGGAAAGAGACGAACAAGGACGATTGAAGAAAGGACACGGCGGTTTAAAGCCAAAGGGCGCACTAAGCAAGAAGACCGAAATGTGGAATCAGTTAGGTGACTATGTGGTAACGCAAGGTGCTGAACGTGCTATGTCTGTCCTTCATTCAATGGATGACGAAGACTATCTTCACCACTACCTTGCAATGCTTGAATACTTCAAACCTAAACAGGCGCGAACCGTTCACGCTGGAGACAGCGAAGCACCAGTACAAATAATAATCAACGACAAATTATAACTAACAATTCGACAAATTACCGAATGAGTAAAGCAACTTTGACATTTGACCTTAACGACTCCGACGATCGTATGGACTTCGAGCGCATGATGAAAGCTCGCGATATGGCGATGTTACTTTGGGAAATTGAAATGAACGGCTACCGCAAGTTCACGAAATACAACGACAGGCAAGAAGGCGCATATCAGGAAGGTATTGAGGAAGTGTTCGAATACTTTCGCGCATTGCTTAGCCATCATGAAATAGACATTGAACAACTAATTGTATAACAATGGCGGATATAACGAAATGCTCAGGTATGTGGTGCGACAAGAAGGAGAACTGTTTTCGCTTCCTCGCGAAGGCAGATAACTACCAATCCTTCTTTATGAAGACACCAATGAAAAACGGAGAGTGCGATATGTTTTGGGACGTACGAGAAATAAAAGCGAAATGAACGCACTTGACTGGATGTTCGAAGAATTGTGGAACACACCGAAAGACAAATGGGAGTGGAACGCTATTTTAAAGAAAGCGCACGATATGCAAAAAGAACATAATCGTGTACAAAAGACAGGACAAGACAATTAGTGGCAAATGTTTGTCACAATTATTTGAAAATTTGTGACACTTTATAATGTGATTTTGTCGCAAGTATAGTAGATTTTTGCGACAAAGAACGAAGAACTAAACTTATAATAAGGAATGAGCGACAATAAATTAAACTTTCTCAAATCACAGATATCAATGTTCCATCCAGAGTGGACGAAGGAACAGATTGAGATGGAAGCAATACGCATACACAACGAGGCAAACACAATAGACGACGACGACGAAGGATGTCTTTATTGTGGTTCTTAGTCAACAAAAGAATCTTAATTGTAGATATTAAACAACAAACAAATGAGCATCAAAGTAAGCATACCAGCTGACTATTCTTCGATTAGCGTCAAGCAATACGTTGACTATCACAACGCGAAGAGTGACATAGACAAGTTGGTTAGCATTAGTAACCTACTGAAGGAACAGGCGGAACAGATTCCTTTCCAACACTTGCCGACACTACTCGCAGCATTTGAAGGAACGTTGTTGAATGAGAGCGCGAAGTTCTTTGAAACAATTACGATCAAAGACAAAGACTTTGGTTTTATTCCAGACCTTTACTCAATTTCAATGGGTGAGTATGCGGATATTTCAACGTGGGCTTCGGACGTGTCAACCAACATGGTCAAAATCATGGGGACGCTTTACAGACCTATCGACAAACGCGTTGGTTCAAAGTACACAATCATTCCACACAGCAAGCAAAATAGAGAGCTTGTTGAAGGCTATGTTGAACAGATGACGCTTGAACAATTCAACGGTGCGATGCTTTTTTTTTCGACTTTGCTCAGCGAACTAAGCAACACTTCGCTCGATTATTTGGAGAACGAGGTGAAGAAGTTGACGCAGGAGTTGACGGAGCAATTGAAGACCGAGACAACCTAAACCAAGTCTTAGGACGCTACGGTTGGTATCACCTTTTTATGGAAGCGTGCGGGCGCGACATAACAAAGTTGGACGCAATTACGGAAAAAAGCGCTTGGGAGATATTTACATATATGACTTACCTAATTGACTATAACTATGTCGAACGTACAAAGCTACAACGCTCTCATCGATAGATTCCACGCATTCGCCTCTGGACATTTCATTCTTAAACGATTCTCTCACGGACAGATTGAGGTTTCAGACCTTGAAAAGTTTGGCGAATATCCATTCATGCACGTTGTGCCTTCGAACGTTACTTACGCGAAAGGTATGAAGACGTTCTCTTTTCAGATTGTCCTTGCGGATATGCCACGAGACAAAGAAGACAAACCAGAGTACCAACGCGAGGTGTTGTCAGACCTTCAACGAATCGCAGAAGATTTGGTTGCTGAGATAACAAACCACCGAGTTTTGTTTGGTGACTTGATTACTGTCAACAACGTTTCGTTAGAACCATTCCTCGAAGAGTTTCAACATACGCTAACAGGTTGGACGATTAGTTTAGATTTACTTGTTCCTTATTATTGGGACGCTTGCAGCATTCCTGCTGAATGGAACGATATGTTCGAATCTTCGACAGGTGGCACAGGATCAATTTTGACCTTCATCGATTCAATCAATCGCGACGAGAACGGGAACGTTTCGCTTGTAAACGACGAAGCAGAACCTTCGCCTAATTACTACTACGGAACGAATGACGAAGGGGTGCGCGGTTGGTATTTAACGACGGATAATATCGGGTTGACGTGTGAAACGATTGGAGATTGTCAAACGATTATAGACATCGAAGCAGCCATTGACGCACTCGAAGAAGAAATACTTTTGAAGGCTGACATCACGAGCATCAGCGCGGTTGGTTTCTCGAATGATTACAATGACCTTTCAAACCTTCCGACAATACCAACGCTAACAAGCGACCTAACCAACGACGGGGCGGACGGTGTTAACCCATTTATTACAGCGCAAGATTTACCTTCATTAACGGGTTACGTTCCATACACAGGAGCGACGCAAAACGTTGATTTAGGAACGCACACGTTAAGCGCGAAAGATTTAGTCATCAACCATTCAAGTGGTAGCGGTGTTGCCGCTTCAATCACTAAGGGTGGCGCAGGTGAAGCGTTAACGGTTAACAAGACAAGCGGCAGCGGTAACGCAATGAGCGTAACAGGTGGCGTTACTCAATTGTCAGAACTACATTTGACTACTGACTTGGCTGACGCTTACATAGCATCTGCTGCAACGTGGAATGCAAAAGTTCCTTCAACGCGAACGCTGACAATTAACGGCACAACGCAAGACCTTTCAGCAGATAGAACATTCACGATAGCGACAGGGTTAACGGTAGGCACTACACCAATAACAAGCGGAACTGTTGGAAGAATTCTTTTTGAAGGAACAGGCAATGTGTTACAGCAATCGGGTTCGCTATTTTGGGACAATACTAATTCAAGATTAGGAATTGGAACGGCTTCACCTTCATTTAGATTGGAAGTGCAAGGTGGTGATGTTCGATTTGCAAACGCATTACAAATAGGAACTGGTGGTGGAACTGGTTTTCAATTTAGCAATAATACTATTACATCTTTTCAAAACGCATTTTTTGGAGTTGATGTGGTTGGTAGTAATAGACATTTTAGTATTACAAATACTGCATTTTCTACATATTATTTTAGAGTTGCACCAACAACTGGAAATATTATTATTGGTGGAACAACAGATGCTGGTTTCAAGTTGGATGTCAATGGAACAACCAGAGTAAGTGGATTAACAACAACCACAATAAATGCAAGTGGAAATGTTATAATTACTCAAAATACTGGTAGTGGTTTTTATGGTGGATTTTTTAATAATAATGGTTCGCCATTTATTTATGGTCAAACATTTATTTTTGCAAGTGGTGGTGGTTCTGTATTGGTAACAAGTGGTTCAAGAACAAGTTTTTCAGACGCAATCACTTGGACGCAAACAAGTGGAAATGCTGATTTTTCATCATTCAGAGCAACACCAATAATCAATCAAACTGGAACTGCTAATGGAATAACTCGTGGATTATACATTGCACCAACACTTACTTCAGCAACTGATTTTAGAGCAATTGAAACAACGAGAGGTCGAATAGTATTCGGTAACCTTCCAACTTCAAGCGCAGGCCTTCCAACGGGTGCTTTGTGGAACGATGCAGGAACATTAAAAATAGTTTAATAATTTATACAATGGCTAAAATACAACCCGTAGTCTTCCCGCTTAATGCAGGAACGGCAACAGAAATGAGTGTACTCATTCTCAACTTCGAAACAAGCGCAACAACTTGCACTACATATTATGAATTAAAGACTGACGAAGGAACTGTTCTAAGCAATGGTAATTACACGCTAACTGAAGATGAATTTGCAGCGTGGGGGTTAGACAATTCGTGGGTTGCTGAGTGCGTAGCAAAGGCAATAGGAGTAACAATTATAAAAGAATAATATGAACCTTACCGAAGAACACTTAAAGCAATTAGACGCTTTCATTCAAGAGATGCCTTGCAAGTTTGGCTTACCATTGATTCAGTTTTTCAACAAGATAAAAGAAGATTCAGAAAAGGACAATGGCTAACGAACAGAGCGCACCAAACTTCTTCGCTGTTGTCAATGAGATGGCTAAACGCTTCGTAGAATTGATGCAGTCCGACTATCGTATGAAGCGAAAAGTGGGACGCAACTACACCAACGCGATAGCAAGTGGTACGCTCGAAAAGTCTTTGAAGTATAGGTTGCAAATCAAAGGTTCTTCAATCAACATTTCAATCTATGCGAAGGGAAAGGCAGGGCAATACTTTTTGTTCAGAGAGAACGGTGTCAATGGAACGCAGAAGTCGCAAGGTGCGCCATATTCTTTCAAACGCGGAAGCGGAAGCAAACCCGCAAAAGGTCAAATGTCACCAATGCAAAAAGCGATTTACGACTGGATGACGATAAAAGGCATTCGACTACGCGATAAGTCAAGCGGTAAGTTCAAGAAGTCAACTGAAGAACTGAAACAACAGGTGGCGAAGCTCATTATGTTCAAAGTTCGTCGTGATGGAATAAAAGGGTGGCACGCTTTCGACTACGCGATGGAAAACATTTGGGATGAGTACGAATCGCAAGTGGTCGCAGCATATCAAAAGGACTTCACGGCAACGTTAGAAAATCAACTAAAAGACATTTAAAATATGGCAATTACAATCAACGATCAACCATACCAATACACACCAGTCGGTCAGCGACTTATGCTCGTTGCATCTTCAACGAACGTAGCTAACGCAGGTTTTCGCTTTGTGTTCGACTTCGGTTCTTTTCAAGTGAACGTTCAACCTAACGCAAACGCAAAGGGAATGTTAGACCTCGCACCGATATTCAGAGAGCAGTTGTACCATAGTATTGAAGCAATACGCGATAACATTAACGATGAGTTCACAAGTGTTGCATTCATCTCTTGCACGATAAAAGAAGGATGGCTCGTTGACGGAGTGTTCACAGTAAGCGGTTCGGGAATGGCTGACATTGACGATGTGTATGCTTTCCTCGCTGAATATCAAGTGGCTGACGGATACAAACCAAACCCAAACACACGCTACGCATTAAGTAATGCAAACAAATACTTGTTGAGCGAAAGAAACGTTGATACACACAAATGGATTGAAGCACCTTCACGCGGTCTTTCATCTGACTGGGTGTATATTCCAACACGCTTAAACGATCACGGTCAATTGTATTCAGTCAACAATAACGGATTACTCGTTGACAGCATCGCAACGAATTTGTACGTTACAACGTACGACAACGACAACGCAATAGTTGAGACAAATAATTTTCTTTTGCAGACCGATTTAAACGGAGTGACAGCATACGGAGCGTTTGCATCTAACTTACTAAACGACGGAATCGACCTAAGCAATGTTAAATATTACACAGTCCAAGCGGGTGAAGATATTGCTTTTCCCATTTACACACCTGCTTCGCGTGTGTATTGTTTTTATCTTGTCGCTGACGATTGTCGCTTTGACAATGTTCGTTTGGGTTGGACAAATACTTGCGGCGGTGTTGATTACTTCAATTTTACAAAGAAGTCGGAGTTATCGTACAGTTACGATCGTAAGCAATACCAAAAAGTAGTTGGTACTTACAACGCTTCAACTTTTGGGTTCAATACCTACGACAGAGGCACGACTGACCGATATGTGACAACGACGAAAGGACTGCAAATAAATAGCGATTGGGTTAGCGTTGGTGAGTTCGAATTGTTACAAACGCTTTGTCGTTCAAATGACGTTTATATCATCAATGACGACGGAACACAAACACCTGTTCTTGTGGATACTCAAAACTTCGTTATTAAGGACGAAAGATATTCGAAACTTTACAACGTTACTTTGAATCTTAAATACTCACAACCTGTTGGACTATGATGAATCAAGTAATACTTACGCTTACTGACAACGACGGAAACAGCGCGATTCTCGACCTATACGAAAACGAAAAGATGCACTTGAACTACAAGTTCACGGACATCACCGACTTCGCCTCTGTGGGCAATTACTCACAGGAATTTAGAGTGCCTGCATCAAAGACAAACACCGATTTTTTCGGAGCTATCTTCAACGTGAATTTCGACGGGTGGTTTGACTTTAGAAAGAAGGTTGAAGCTGTGTTGACGGTTAACACGATACCCATTGCAAGTGGTCACATACAGGTGAAGAAGTTGTATTGGCAGAGCGGTAAGTTGTTCGAGTTTGAGATTGTGTTCTTTGGTGAAGTTCCAAACTTAGCACGTTTATTAAATGAGAAAAAACTCAAAGATATTGAGAGCATTGTTGATGGTGACTTGGATTACGATTTACTTCATGCAAATGTTGAAACACCACCTAACGCGCACACGATATTAACGTTGTGCGACAAGTGGAACTTGACAAGTTACAATACGGAAGGACAACCTGTTTATTCACCTTCTGACACTACGTTCGACAATTACAAACCTTTATACGTTGGTCATTTAACACCTGCGGTTAAGGCTGAATACTTGTTCAATCAAATAATGAACGACGCAGGTTTGCAATATGAAAGCGATTTTTTGAGTAGTTGTTTGGAAGACGTTTACGTTCCTTTTGTGAATGGTCAGTATTTGAATAGTTCGTTGGGATTAAATGACCTTGCAAGCACCTTAGCGTTTGCATCAGATGTTTTAAACGTTCCTTTTTTACCTTCAAATCATGTTTATGATTTATACACGGCATTAACTGAATATGAAGATGCGGGAAACAATTGGTCAAGTGGTATTTTTACCGCACCTTTTAGTGGTCAATTTACTTTTAAAATTTGGGCAAACGGAACTGCAACTTCTTCTGGTGTTAATTATGTTTCATCTTTATACGGAAGCATTTTTATAAACGTAAATAACGTATTTGCAGAACAATCAGAATTTCAATTTTTTTCAGATTCAGTTTATTCCAATACATTTAATTTAAATACAAACATTACGGTTTCTTTAACTGAGGGTGATACTGTAAAAATAAGATTTTCTTGTATTTCTGGAGTCCTTGCTTCAAATTTTGAAATAGATTTTGAAGGTAATGGAGCAAACGATTACACGGGAACGGGTGTTGAATTGGTAAGCGTTGGAACTGCTTTAACAGGCGACACAATTCTCATGGAGTTTAACGCTCCAGATATGAAGCAAATTGATTTTATCACTTCGATTCAAAAAATGTTTAATCTTGTTTTTGTTGCAGACAAGACGCTTCCAAACACGCTGAAGATTGAGCCAATGGTTGAGTACATCGCAAGTGGAAACACTCTTGATTGGTCGCAGAAGTTGGACTTGTCGAAAGACATTATGTACTCACCAACGACTGACCTACAAAAGGCGAAGTTCTCTTTCACATACACCGAAGACGGCGACTATTTCAATTCAGTATACAAAGACAATGGGCGCATCTACGGACGTTATGAGGTGACTGAATCAGATTTCGAAGTAATCAATGAGTTCGCAACAGGCGAAGAAAAGGTTGAGTTAGCTTTTGCGTCAACACCTTCCGCACCTGTTCAAAGCACAGACCTTGTTGTTCCTGTTTTCACTAACGCAGAAGGACAATTTGTTCAACCAAAACCACGCATCCTTTACTACTTCGCAGACTTCTTTGTCAATATGTACGATGAGGTTTCAGATAGCGTTATTGTTACGGCGGTCAAGTGTCTGAATAACTATTCAACGATGAACGCAACGGTAAGCGACAAAGACTTGAACTTCGCTCCCGAAATACCACCGCACACAATCATTGCCAGCCCATACAACAACTTATACAACCGTTGGTGGAGAAACTACTATCGCGAACTATTCGATGGACAAGCGCGAATCTTAGAGGGAATGTTTGCACTAACGTTGAACGATATCTTCACGTTTCAATTCAGCGACAAAATATGGATAATAGATAGTTGGTGGAGAGTGTTAGAAATTCAAGGTTACGTTGTTGGTGAGCAAGACATGACCAAAGTCAAACTCATTCGCGTTCTTGACATCAACAACGACTGCGACCTTGTACCGGTATCTGCTAACCTTGACCAATCGTTAAATTGGGAAACACCCAACGGAGATCCTGCGACAATAACACAAGATTGTTGTCTTCGTTTTGGATACAATTGGAACAGCGCAAAGAACGACTGCTACTCACAACCCAACGGAGGCACACGCTCATTCATCACACAACAAGTTCCTTCACTTGCACCAACACGATTCGGCGCACCTGTTAGCTTTGGTGCTTCGATAGCGCAACCAGTAAGAACGATAACGACTGACTACGTTGTGACGAACTTCGACAGAATGATTTTCGCAGATACGACGGCAGGTGGCATAACGATTTACCTTCCTTCAGCAACCACAACAGCAGGTCGTGAATTGATAATTCAACGTGTTGTTTCGGGTGCTAATCCACTAACGATTCAAGCATACACAGGCGAGACGGTCGAAGGTAGCGGAAGCGTGACCTTGAGCGTAGCAGGTGACACAATAACAATCATATCAAATGGAACAGACTTCAAAGGGACATCTTCAAAATAAGGCAGGCGCAATGGTTGCTTGTTTGGAGTTCATTAAGTTGAACGTCAAGAGCGAAAGCAATTTTGGTAAGATTGCTAACGGCAAACGTAAGCTACAAATCTGGAAGCACTATGTGTGGAAAGTGACGCGTATTTCCGTAAACGTAGCGTTTTGGATATTTGTTTTATATAAACTACTCTCATAATGGCGAATACAATAGATTTAGTTGTAAGTACGAACGCGGTTACCGTTCTTAATCAGACGGCAGCAGCAGCAGACAATACGGCGGCAGGGTTTAGTTCAGCAAAGGCTGAGTTGCGTGCGCTGAATCAGCAGTTGCTTACAATGGATCAAACGAGTGATGCCTTCAAAAAAGCATCTGCTCGAGCCGCTGAGTTAAAGGATAATATCGGAGACCTTTCGGCTGAGATTAGTGCCAACGCAGGTAACGCTTTTGAAGGTCTTTCGAACAACGTTGGTTTGTTCGGTTCACGTCTTATGGACTTAGACCTTAAAGGAGCAGGACAAGCGTTGAGCGGAATGGGTGTGGCTGTTGGTCGTATTGATTTTAAGACAATTAAAGATGAGGTTGGTGGTTTGGTAAAAGGTTTGGGAAATCTTGCAATGTCGGTTGTTTCTAATCCATTCTTTTTGATTGCAGGAACGTTGGCTGCTATTGCTTACAACTATAAAGAGATTGGGAAGTGGGCAAGTCAAACATCAAAAGAGCAGCAGAACCTTGCAAAGGTTACAAGCGAATTAAATGACGCAACAGAACAAGAACTTGTTAAAGGAGCGCAAAAGATAACGCAAATTGAAGTCTTGACTGATAGAGTTAAAGACAACAATTTAACAGAGAAAGAAAGAAGACAGGCGTTGGAAGATTTGGAGACAATGTATCCAGCGTACTTTTCAAATATCAACGGAGACATCAACGATACGGAAGCGTTAAATGCAGCAAAAGAAAAGTTAATTGCAAGCATTAAATCGGAAGCCAAAGCAAACGCGGCAAAGTCTTTACTTGAAGCTGAGTATGCAAAGAAATTGTCCTTAGAAACAGAACTTGCAAATAAGAGAGGAAAGTTAAGCACCGAAGATTTCAATGCTGCTGTTGAAGCGGCAAAGTTTAACCAACAAACTTTATTCAAAGAAACCAACCAAAATATAAGCGACTTTTTTAATGGAACAGAAGGAGTAGGAAAAGCGGCTGTTGACCTTGAAGAAAGTATTCAACGAATTGCGTTTCTTGAAGGAGAGGCAACGTCGGCAGTTTTAGCGAATGTTCAAACAGAAGTAAAAGCAATTCGTGAAAAGACAAAGGCTGCAAATACAGCAGCGCAAAGCGAAAGAGAAAAGAAAGAACAAGAAAGAGAAAAGCAACTTGAAGCGAACGCAGTTCAAGCAGCTAAAGAATTAAAACTTGAAAAAGACCTTGAAGCCGAAAAACTTAAAGTGCGTGAAGATTATATCAAAGCAAATCAAAGCGAGCAAGCTAACGAACTTTATGATTTAGAAAAGAAAAAAGAACTTGAACTTCAAACATACGAAGGTGACGAGGCTGATAAGGTTTTAATCGTTGAAAAATATCGTCTTTTAGAACTTGAGATTAACAAAAAATACGACGATTTAGCACTTCAACAACAACTTACAGACGAAGAAAAGAAAAAGGCAGCGGATCAAAAAGCAAAAGAGGACGAACTTGCAAGACAAAAGCAATTTGATGCGGACAAGTTAGCGGCAGAACAAGCACTAACAGACGCGAAATTCAATCTTGCATCCGCTTCGGTCAACTTGTTAGGAACGCTATTCGCAAGAAACAAGAAAGCGGCTGACATTGCCTTTGCACTTGACAAAGCGTTAGCCATTGCACAAGTCGTTGTGAACACTCAACGAGAAATTAGCGCATACAACGCTAACCCTGTTTGGTCTTTGTCACCAGACGGTGGAGCATCCATAAAAATACCTGCAATCATTGGTGCTAAACTTCGGGCTGCGGCTTCCATTGCTACAATAGCAGGAACGGCAATAGGTCGCTTTGCAGGCGCAGGTGGTGGTGGTGAAACTGGAGTAGGTGGTGGTGGCGGAACAAACGCTCCTTCACCTGCGAACTTCGCCTTCTTGCAGAATCAACCCAACCAACAACAACCACCATTGCAAGCGTACGTCGTTGGAACGCAAGTGTCAAGCAATTTAGAAGCACAACAATTAATTCAAAACCAATCAAGATTAGGAGGATAAACAATGAAAAAAATTAAAGTTATTGAATACGGAATCGACGACGCAGGATTGCTTGGAGTGTACGCGATTTCTGTCGTAGAACAACCTGCAATCGGTGTGGACTTTGTAGCGTTAAGCGAACAACACAACGTGAAGTTCAAAGAAGATTTTAGAGGTCTTCTGTATGGTCCTTTGCTTATTCCTGACCAACTAATTTACAGACGCGACGACAAGACGGATGAAGAATACTACGTTAAGTATTCAAAGGACACCATTCGTGCAATTGCTTACAACTACTTAAAACAAGCAAACCAAAACAACGCAACGGTTGAACACGCGAAAGTGGTTGACGGAGTGTCGCTTGTTGAGACGTGGATAATTGAAGGAGAGAACGACAAGTCGAAGAACTTCGGCTTCGACCTTCCAGAGGGAACGTGGTTCGGTTGCATGAAAGTAGACAACGAAGAAGTGAAGCAACAAATACAAAACAAAGAGGTTCTTGGCTTTTCAATCGAAGGAAACTTTATTGCAGAGAAAGAAATGTATTTGAGTAAGCACGACGAATTTGCTGCAATACTTGACGAAATAAACGAACTTTTGAAAGGCGAATAATGAATATCGAAACGGGTGGGTTTCTTAAGTTGGAATTATACAACGACGACGCTAACCTGTTCCTTCTTGCTCTTACAAAGATTACAAAAGAACAGGGCAAAATGGGTTTTAAGACGTACGGGTTGAACGAACAAGAGGTGAAGGTACTGAATGACATTCTTGAAAGTTTGGAATAAAAAAAACGGGGGTAACTACTCCCCCGTTCAAACCTAAAAATCAAATTCAACCTATGAAAAGTTCAATTGTGAAACAAATATACCAATTTATATATCTAGTATCTAAACAAACAATTAACAGAATTATGAATTTACGAGAAAAAGTAAACGCTCTATTCGCAAAACACAATGTTAGCCTATCTGCTGAAGAAGTAGTTGAGGTGAAACAAATGGTTGAAGCGATACTTGAGGACGGTACAAGCATCTATTCAGACAGCGACACATGGGCAACAGGTGTTCGTGTATTCACCAAAGACGCAGAAGGCAACGAGGTTGCTGTTGCGGACGGAGAGTACACAACGGCCGAGGGCGTTATTGTAGTTGTTGCTGACGGTTTGCTTGTTGAATTGAAACCAATGGTTGAAGAAGAACCAGAGGTTGAAGTTGAAGAAGAAAAACAGTCTACGGACGAATCATTAAGCAAAGAGGTTGAAGGACTTCTTTCGTTGGTTGCAAAACTTGAAAGCGAACTTTCTGACATGAAGAAAGCAAACGAGAACCTTTCAAGCGAAGTGACAAAGTTAAGCGCACAGCCTGCTGCGTCTTCAATCAAAGAAGTAAAGCAAGCAAAACAAACACCTTCGAAGCCATACCACAAAATGAGTGCAGAGGAGCGTTTCTTATTCAATCTTAAAAAATAAAAAAAACAAACAATAAAAAATGGCTACTACCACTTCATTAACCACAACCTTTGCAGGTCGTGAAGCAGCAGGATATATTCGCGCTGCATTCTTGAGTAACGAGTCTTTGGCTGCGGTTACCTTCAAAGAAAACATCGAGTACAAACAAGTTGTTCGCAAATTAGTTGATTCAATCACTTTTGCAAATGCTACTTGTGACTTCACTCCAACAGGAACAGTAACACTTACAGAGCGTATCTTGACTTTAGAGAAATTCCAAGTTCACAGACAACTTTGTAAGAAAGACTTTTTAGCAGATTGGGAAGCTAAGTCTGAGCAAGACGGTTTCTTACACGCTTCATTGACTGACGCTTTAATTGCTAACGTATTGGCAGGAGTTGCTGCAAACAACGAGCGTTTGATTTGGCAGGGTGTTAACGCAACAGCAGGTGAGTACGCAGGTTTCGAAACTTTGTTCTTGGCTGACGCTGCGGTTCTTGACGTTGCTACTCCAGAAGCAATTACTTCTGCAAACGTTATCGAAGAAATGGGACGTTTAGTATTAACACTTCCAACACGCGTACGTCGCGCAACTGAGAAGCCTGTTATCGCAGTTTCTTCAAACGTAGCTGAGGCATACAGAAGCGCAATTCTTGGTCTTGGTGGTGGTTTCTACCTTTATCAAGGAGAATCAGTTGTAATGAACTGGCAAGGTCAGTATGACGTTATCGAGTGCCCAGGAATGAGCGACGATACAATGGCTTTCTATCAGAAGTCTAACTTGTGGTTCGGCACTAACTTGTTAGACCAATGGAACAACGTAGCGGTTTTGGATATGTACCAATATGACCTTTCTGACAACGTTCGTTTCGCAGCGTCTTTCTTCGCAGGTGTACAATACGGTTTCGGTGACGAGATCGCGTTCTACCAATATACTGCATAATCAGACCATTCTAACCCTTGCATAACAGAGGTAGCGGCTTAAACACCGCTCCTCTTTTGTGCTAATAAAAACATACAAATATGGCATGTGAATTAAGCACAGGTTTTACACTCGATTGCAAAGACGGAATCGGTGGGATTAAGCAAATTGTTCTTGTTGACAAGACACAAGTAACGTCTTTCACTTTGGACGCTAACGAAATTGTTACTTTAATTATCGGCCCTGCGGCAGGTGATTTGTACACGTACGAATTGCCAACGCAAACAGGATCGTTTGAAGAAACAATTAACTTCAACCGTGACGCAGGAACTATTTTCTACACGCAGACGGTTAACGTAATGTTGAACAAATTAACATCTGCAAAGCGTTTAGAATTGCAAAACGTTGCAACTGCAAGAGTCATTGTTTTCGTGGAAGACACGAACGGCAATTGGTGGGCTGTTGGTTACGAATACGGAGCAGACCTTTCTACTGCAACAGCAGGAACTGGAGCGGTTTTGGGTGATATGAATGGCTATACTTTAGCGTTCACTCACGAAGCTGCAAAGCGTGCTTACAAATTAAGCGGTGCGCCTTCGACAATTCTTGACTAATCAAAAAACTTTTACACACATAGGGACAAAGCGTCCCTACGTGCTGTAATTTTAACGTAAAGGAAAAGGGGAATGGTATACCTAAACACAAACACAGCGAATCAATACGCGTGGCTTTCACTTGATGAAGGTCGTGCTTATTTTAACGTTGCCTTTACTCATTACCTTCTTGTCATGACTTACGAAATGACAGGTGAACAACTCGCGCAAGTTGTCGAAGTAATAAACGAAAACGAACGCGTAACTAAAATAAGACTTACCACCGTTGGTTTGGTCGATGCAGGACGTTATCATTACGAAGTGTACGGACAAAACAGCAGCAGCAATATAGACCCAACCAATGCTTCCGTCGTTGGTTTAATTGAAAAGGGTTTGATGATACTTCAAGACGGAACAATTTACTTTGACGTTTCAACACCGACAATTCCTGTCGATGTAATTTATACAGGGGCATAATATGAGCAACATTCAAGCAATTAACTTATCAGCATACCAACCAGTTGAAGCGATCGAGAAAGAGAATCGCGCGGGTTGGATTGACTACGGTTCTAATAATTTATACCCAAATTATTTGCTGAATCTCTTTCACAATTCACCAATACATAACGCGTTGACTAACTCAATAGCGTATATGATTGAAGGACAAGGAACGGGTACAATTCTCGACAATGCGTTGCAAGGTATCGCCTTCGACTTAAAACTTCAAGGCGCGTTTGTAGCCGAAGTAATTTGGTCAATGGACTTCACTCGCGTTGTACAAATTAACCACCTACCTTTCGAGAATTGTCGCCTTGCATACGACAAAGAAGAAGACGACATTACAGGAATTTTTTACTCGAAAGACTGGGCAAACACGCGAAGCAAAAGAGGTAAACCCGAATTTATTCCTGCGTTCAATCCGTCCATTGCGCAAGAACAACCGCGTCAAGTTATTTACGCGCACGGAATGAGTGCAGGAAGTGTTTACTATCCAAAGCCCGACTACTTCGGTGCATTGAATTACGTTGAATTGTCTTATCAAATGGGGCTTTATCACGTCAATAATATTTTGAATGGCTTGTTCCCTTCATTCATTATAAACTTCTTAAACGGCATTCCTCAGAAAGAAGAACGCGAAGCTATTCGTCGTGAGTGGGAAACACGTTTGAGTGGTGCAAGTAACGCTGGTAAGTTCTTAATGACGTTCAACGAAGATCCTGCTCGCGCTCCACAGATTGAATCGTTTCCTTTATCGGACGCAGACAAGCAATATCAATTTTTATCAGAAGAAACAGCGAAGCAAATCATGGTTGGACACCGCGTTGTGTCTCCATTGATTCACGGCATACGCGACACAACAGGATTCGGAAGCAATAAGGACGAAATGTTGGTAGGTTTAGAGATATTCAACACGCAAGTAATACGTCCATACCAACGAATTATCGAAGAAGTATTTACACCGATTTTAGGCGACGTAAATATAGAGATGAACTCTATCTTTGAAGACGGAGTTGCAGTCGATTCTAACGCACCTACCGAAGTAATAGACGTACCTTCAACAGACGTGACAGAAACACCAACAGCAACAGGCGAAAAGGTGAGCGACGTAACTTACAACGGAGCGCAAATCGCATCCGCTTTAGAAATTGTTGCAGCGGTTGGACTTGGAACGCTAACGCAGGAACAAGCAATTGTATTCTTAGTTCAATTCTTAGGTCTTGATGTTGAGGTTGCGAAGTCAATGTTTCAAACAAGTGGCGACGCGGTGGCTAAATTGTCCGCTCAAAAAAAAAAAGTTGTAGCGAAGACGAAGCAAAAGGATGCGGGTGTTAAGATAAGCAAAGAAGAAGGTGAAGCGTGGGTTGCACACCTACGCGAAAAGGCTGAATACATCAACGAAGAAGAATGGGAGTTGATTTCTGACGAAGAAGTAACTAATCCAGAAGGCGAAGAAAAATATCGTACTGAGTTTATGAGCGTTCGCGGTTATTCAAACCCCGATGAAAGAAGTGATTCTTTAGACACAGGATTGTATAAAGTACGTTACTACTACTCAAAGAATTTCACATACAAAGACGGAGAAATTGTAACACGCGATTTCTGTCAAGAAATGGTTGCGCTATCAAAAGACGGAGCTTTATTCCGTTACGAAGACATCATAAAAATGGGTGATGACGGAGTAAATAGCGAGTTTGCAGCGAGCGGTTCAAGCACAATAAATATTTGGAAATATAAGGGCGGTGTCTATTGTCGCCACGCTTGGTTCAGAAAAGTATTTGTACGCAAAAGAGAGAAAGGTCGCTTCCTTCCAAACGACGGATTGAACAACGACAGAGTTGTAACAGGCGGTGTTGCAAATGAATTATTTCCAAAAGGACAAGAAGCGGTTCGTCCTAACGATATGCCGAATAGAGCATCATTAAAATATAAATAAACATTATGGCACTACAACCCGAAGTTCTACTCATTGACGAAAATTACATAAAGAAATATACTTGGATTAACGGAAGCGTTGACCCACTTTTGATGTACCCTGCAATCTATCTTTCACAAGACAAGTATGCGCAATTGTATTTAGGAACTGACCTTTATAATCGCATCAAAGAAGACGTTGTCAACGACGATATTACGGGCGCATACGCAACCCTTCTTGACAATTACTTGCGTCGTATGGTTATGTGGTGGACGATGTACGAAGTGCTTCCGCATTTGTACGTTAAAACGGATAACGGAAGTCTTGTTATTCGCACAAGCGAAGACACTACACCAATTAGTCAAACGGACTTGCAAAACTACCGCGACCAAGCACGTCAACAAGCGATGTTTTACACGCAAAGAATGGTCGATTATTTGTGTCACAATAGCGCAGACTTTCCAGAGTACACAACAAACACAACGAATCAAATTTGGTCGCAAACAAATGTTTATCCGTCAAACGCTTTCGAGATTAGTTCGGGCCGCGACCGTATGCCTTACGAATACAGAAGACCAGGGCTTGGTTGGTTAAGATAACTAAAACAAAAACTGAATGGCAACAAGGGGACGAAAAAAAGACATGGTTAAGCAAAAGATTTACGAAGAAAAGTTTCGTAAGTACCTTGCAAAAAAAGAAAAACAAATAAAGAAATTGAGCAATGAAAGTTAACGCTGAGGGTTACGCACTAATCAAGAAGTTCGAAGGTTGTCGATTGAAGGCTTATAAGTGTCCTGCTAACGTGTGGACTATTGGCTACGGTAACACTTTCTATGAGAACGGAATGAAGGTTAAGGAAGGCGACGTGATAACTCAACAACGTGCTGAGGAATTAGCTAAATTTATCATTGACCAATTCGCAGTAACGATTGAACCATTCATTCAGAAACCACTCACAGACAATCAATTTAGTGCGTGTGTTTCACTTGCGTACAACATCGGAACAAGTGGTTTCAAACGCTCTTCTGTATTCAAAAAGTTAAACATCAATCCTAACGATCCAACCATTGCCGATTCGTTTCGTTTATGGAACAAAGGCGGTGGTAAGGTTCTTGCAGGATTGGTGAAGCGTCGTGAAGCTGAGATACAACTATATTTTAAAGCATAACGAGAATTATATTTTAAGACATGAACACCGAAAACGAGATTGCTTTGATACACGAGGAACTACAAGAGATGAACAAGAAGATTGATAGAATCTATCACGTTCTTATCGGTGACGATGAAATGAAAATAGAAGGTCTTGTGAGTAAGGTTCAGAAGCACGACAAGTATATTCAAAACCAACGTTTGCAGGTTGCTCGTTTAGGTGGTATTGCAACGGCTGCTGGTGTCGTTGGTGGGTTAATTGTTCAGTTCATCTTGAAGCTATTATGAAAGAATGGTTAAAATCTTTGTTAACATCGTGTTCAAAAGTTAGTTCGAAACGAATTGTTGCTATATTTGTGACAATTAACCTAATCGTTTTCAGCTATGTGGCTACTTTTACAACCTACATTTGTCCTATCGCGATGTTCGACACACTCGCGTTGTTGACAGGTGGATTGTTTGGTGGTACTGTGATTGAACGATTTACTAAATCAAAATCAAATGGCGCATCAAACGGAAGCACGCAAGATAGCAGCGGAGATTTGTAGCAAATTTCCCGACGCTCCATCGCACTCTTTAGCGACAAAACTTTTCGAAGAATATCCAGAAGCATTTCAAACGCAAGAACACGCACGCAATTATGTTCGTCGCGTTCGCGGTAAAATGGGAGCAAAAAGTCGTAAACATAACACACAAAAAGAATTGATTGACACAGCATCCCGACCTTCCAACCCTTATGCACTACCAAAATCTTATGCGAAGAAACGCAGACACGTTGAATTGAAGGGTAATAAGTTTTTGATTCTTTGCGATTTGCACTTTCCATACCAAGACAACGAAGCTATTGAGTGCGCTATTAACGAAGGCATCAAACAGGGGTGTGATTCAATTGTTTTGAATGGAGATGCTTTGGACTGTCATATGATTTCAGACTTTGTAAAGGATCCACGAAAGCGTAAATTTAAAGACGAGTTGTATTCAATCCGTCAATTCTTAGCTTCGCTTCGTCACACATTTCCAAACGCGAATATCTATTATAAAGAAGGAAACCACGAAGAACGTTACTGGCGTTATATGCGTATCAAAGCACCCGAATTGTTCGACATTGATGCGTTTGATTTTCCAACGTTGACGCATTGCGACAAACACGACGTGAAATGGATTGACGGAAAGAGCAAACTGAATATCGGCAAACTTTCAATCTTTCACGGGCATGAATTTGGAAAGCAATTCCTTCCGTCGGTAAACGTAGCACGAGGTTTGTTTATGAAGACTAAGGTGTCCGCGATGTGCGGACATCACCACCAAACGGCTGAACATAACGAGCGCGATGCTAACGGAAAGTTTATAACGTGTTGGGGTGTCGGATGTTTGAGCGAACTTTCTCCAGACTACAACCCTTATTCAAAATACAATCACGGATTTGCCATAGTCAATAAAGGAGCGAATGGTGGTTTCAGCGTTCACAATTACCGCATACACGAAGGAAGAATCTTATGAATAGAAATATACTCGCTGCAATCTTGTTGTTTATTGGAACGTCAATCCTTTGGTTGGTGCTTTGTTGGAACATATGGGGGCGAAGTGTTGCAAAAAACGCAACAACTGAACTTCAAAAACAAGATAGCATCATAAATTACAACGCTGGAGAATACCAAATGCTTCTTGAAGAAACAATCGAACTAAAAGAACAACTTACTTATTATGAAAACTTGCAACTTACAACCAAAGTCACCTATCGAGTACGTCGTAATAATGTCCTTATTCGCGATACTATTACTCGCATTGATGTTATCACGTTAGTGAACTCCTGCGATAGCGTTATTACGTCTGATTCGCTCGTTATTGACAACTTGAAAGAACAATTAAACATCGAAGCGAGAAAGATTGACAACTTACAAGAAGTGGTCGTTGCTTATGAACAGAAGGCAGATGTATTAACCGGAGAAATAAACACTCTAAACGTTGAAAAGAAAAAGTTAGACAAACAAAAAAAGCGCAGAAACCGCGCCTTATTTGTTAGTTCTTCCGTAGCTGTTCTTTCTACTTTTGTTCTTTCAATTTTACTTTAGATTCTGGAATGTAGAACTTCAAAGAGAACTCAATTGCTTCACTTAAAAAAGTGTTACGACTATTCTCACCTCGTTTTTCGTCTATCTCATTCCACAAGTCCTTGTGTAAGTACACGCAAATTCCTTTCTTAGTTTTGCTTTGTGGCATTTAATTGTTTTTTAATTTTTCTAATTTGATTGTGGTATTCTTTTGTAGTCATTATCAAATTTCCATTAACCAATTGACCTAACATTCTTTTGTCGTAAAATGGATCGTTAAGCGGTGGTATTCGGTAACCTCTATAAATACCATCTCGTTTTTGATAAAGATTTCTAAAATCAAGATTGTCAAAACGATTGTCAAAATAATTATACATTTCGTTTTCTATCTTTTCAAAAAATTCTAATTTGTCTAACGCATCAATAAATTGTTTTTGCGCCTCGTACATTTTACCGACAAATCTTTTGTTATTATCAAACACACCAACAAATTCGTAACTGTCAAGTATGTATCTGATATACCCATCCGTCACGTGTTTTTTAATAAATTCATCCTCGCTTACTGGTCTTCCATAGTGACGTTCAAAATAAGCAATATCTTTTTTTAGACAGTCAATATCAAATTGAATGTGAAGTGTTACTTCAACATCTTTGTTTGGAATTTTCTTGTCTTTATTTTCTTCGATATAAAGTTCAAGTTCTTCTTTTTTGAGTATGTCTTTTGGTAGTAGAAATTTAAGTTCTTTCATTTGATTTATGGTTTTAGGTTTAGTTAATTTTCTTCGTTTGTTTTAGACATCATCGAACCAATCATTAACGCTAAGTAGATTTTCTCTTTTGCGTTCAAGTCTTTCCGTTGTGAAAGCTCCAAAAGAATATCTCCGAGAATCTTTCCCTGTTGGAAGTAGGTTGCGATTGAATTAACGATTTCGCGCTCACGATCATAAGTCATTTTGAGCGACTCGTATAGTGGTGTTTGTTTCATATTCTTTTTTGTATTTGTTCGCACATTAATTTTATAAATGATATTGCTGAATGTTCATTTTTTTCTTTGTTCCAAAATGGGTCGTTTCCTTCTCCTTCATCCCAATCATTATAAACGTGAAAATCATTTTCATCTGACCAAAAAAAAGAAAATAAGACATCTTCAACAGTAACATCGTAATAAGTTTTTTTATAAAAATCATCACAAGATTTACGAATAAACTCAAATAGTTCTTTGGTTAGTTTTATTTCTACCATTTCTTTTTAAGGTGATTTCTTCGGCACTCAGTTCCGATTGTGTTATAAGTATTTTCGTGAAGTTCTTCAATCTTTGTATAAGTCGAAGCGTAGACATTACCCCCTGTTGCTGACCTAATCAAGTAACGGTTGAAACAATCATCCCACGCTAAATGTCCGCATTGACCTCGTTCGTTCTGAACGTAGTCGCCTAAATTCAAGGCGACTTGTGTTTTTGAACATTTAATTGGTGTAGTTTCAATTTCTTCTTTATACATTGCTTTTGCTTTTGCAATAATATCTTCATTACCTGATAGAGAATATTGACCTAATTCGTGCATGATTTTATGGAAAGTATTTGATTTCTTTAACTCGTTAACTAACCATTCAATACTAGTGCATTTAGTTATTTCCATTTCGTAAATGTATGCTAAATAATTCTAACCGACAACATATTGTCCATAACTCGGATTCAGTTCGAAATACATACGCATCATTATAGCGTCGGCAACGTCGGGAGATATTCCTTCTCTGTTCTTAATAACGTCTTTCGGTGTGACCTGCAACTTTCCGTCAACGTCCGCGCGATGTCGCTTAATCATTTCCAACTCACGAACGATTTGTTCTTTGCGCGTACTGGATAAGATAGTAACCTTGTTTTCTTCGACGTATTGAGCAAGTTTATAGTAACATTCGCTTTTCAGATTTTGGTATTGTGGGTGCTTTGGTTTAGATCCATTGACAAACCCTCGACACTTAAGAAAATCAACTACTCCACCGCCTACTCCGTCCTCGTCACAGACGACATCTTGTAACAAAATGTTATGTGTATTTGTTACGACGCGTATGCGATTAACGACTTCGTCCAACGCTGCTCTATTCAACTCAATTATATCAATGATAGTAAGTCCTTCCCAAACGCAGATAATCGTTCTATCCTTCCCGAATCGCGCTATGTCGGCTGTTATGTACTTCTTTCCTTCATTGATTACTTCGTTCCTAAACATTCGAAGTAAGTTCTCCGTTTGAAATAGTTTGTCGCTGTCGTCGTCGAACTCCCAGTTCCCTTCTAAAAGACGTTTGCGGTCGTATTCAGGAAGTCGTCTAAGAGATTCAATGTAAGCAACCGGTAAGAACGGATTGTCCTGCGGTAACGCTTGCACGAAGGCGCGATGTGAAGGCAATTCGTTGCGATTGTTCTTCATGTAGAACTCGTTGTACAACCAACCTTTTGATGGATTGCAAGAAAGAAAACCTTTGGGAATCAACCCGAACTCGTTCAATTTAAAACGACAGCGTGAATGAACGATGTTGACCGCCTTTTCGCTTACTTCGGATACCTCATCTATGAAATAGTCTGTGAGCTCCATCGATCCAAGTTGGTCGAAGTTTGGGTTTGACGGATAGCTAAACAAATCTTTTAGGACAATTTCGCTTCCGTTGAAGAACTTAATTATGTTCGATTGTCCGTTGTAGGTGTAGTGTTTATTCGCTA